AGAAAACCTGTTACGATGGTATCATACGACGGCATACATAACGTGTCATAACTGATGGCCTCGCTTAAATTTTTCAAAAAATACGCAAGTCTGAAAAGTTACAGTTGGTGTACTTGGCTACCTTATTCAGAGGTTAAAATCTAACGTAAGATCAATCAAGGTTAATACACGTTGAACATGAAGCCTTCGAATATGAGAGGATGCAGCTATTTCAAACAAGACATAAACGGCAATCAGGGATTTTAAGCAGACTTACCCGGTATCTCAGAATTAAACAGAATAGCAAATATGATGTAACTAGATGTTATGATAGTAGGTATAGCTCTTCACGACGGTATATATTACGGACGAGTAGTTTTTATGAAAGGATGTAGAAATAATGCATACGGAGTCAACAAATCCAAAGGTATTATAAACCAGATAGGCAACGTTAAATATGATCCTGATACATGCCATATACAGTCGCTCTTAACTAATAAGTAGACCGCTATCAGTGCTAAGCAGACACAAGAAGGGAAAAAGTTCATGTTCGGAAAAAGACTAAACGAATACGTCGTACCCAAGGAGATAAGTACAGTCGTAATTCCTTTCCACCACTTTGGAAAAATTTAAAGGTGCCTTTAGTACGTCAAACAAAATCTTAATCCCATAGGAGACTTAATATCTTTAGCTACAGATGTCACCAATTACGGTATATTACAACCAGAATACAAACAGGTGTAAACAGCAACGGATAACTGTGCTTATAAAGCAGATCTCATGTACGGTGGTTTAACCTAATAGAAACGAATCTTAAAGACACATAACATCTTCGGTAAACAAATTTCTTTACCCACTTTAAGAAGAACCAGAGTTTTAAAGAATCCACTAGTAACAGGAAGAGACTTACCGAGAGGGACTCAAGTAACGTAAAACAGAGGAGTATTACACGTTTGTTTCGAAGGGGAACTCGGACATAGACCTAGCACGTAATTACAAGATAATATGCCAGTCAGAGGAAGACCCAGAAAATTAGCATAGGAAATTTAAAACTTAATTAACCAGCGTTATTAAATCGTACCATTCGTATACTAATAATTCGGCTCTCCACTTTACTTCTAAGTAGACGGCTCAAAAAGCC